AGGCGCCCGGCGCCGAGCCGCCGACGCAAGGCGGAGGGGCCGCGCTGCCGTGATTTCCGATGGCGACCTGGTCTCTGCGATCGACCGCATCGGCACCACGCCGGATGGCGAGCTTCTGTACCTGTGGCTGCAGAAACGGCTCACCCGGGTCCTGCACACGACGGAGTCCGGTGCTTTGCAGACCGAAAACGGCCAACGCATTCTCGCGGCCGAACTGATGGGTCTCCTGTCAGCGGGGATCAACGAGGCACATGCCGGAAGCCGTTCAGACCGCATCGCCGTCTTCAAGCTCCCAGAGCCCGCCGCCATCCGGCGCGCCCGCGGCGCAGCCCGGCGCGTCATCGACACCGGCGCCGAGCCCGAGCCCGGAGACGCAGGCAACCCCGGCCCCGGCGACGCGGCCTGAGTGGACGGTCGGGCTTCCCGACAAATTCTGGGATGCCGGCAAGAACGAGGTCAAGGGCGCCGACCTGCGCACCGAGATCGACCGGCTGCGCGCCAGCGAGGCTGCCGAGACGAGCCGCAAGGCGAGCGTTCCGCCGGCCGACAGCTACAAGCTCGAATTCGCCAAGGACTACCAATTGCCGGCCGGCACCCAATGGACGTGGGACACCGCGGACCCGACGCTGGTCACCGCGGCGCGTCAATTCGCCAACGAGGCCGGCCTCTCGCAGGACGGCTTTTCCAAGCTCCTCGGCATCTACGCCGCGTCCCGCATCGGCGAGGACCAGAGATTCGCCACGGCGAAGCAGGCCGAGATCGGAAAGCTCGGCGTCAACGCGCCGACCCGCGTCGATGCGGTCAACACCTGGCTGGAGGCGCAGCTCGGCACGGATCTCTCCGGCGCGCTGCGGCAAGGGATGCTCACCGCAAAATCGATAGAGGCCTACGAGAGCCTCATGCGTAGGTTCACCTCGCAGGGCGTCTCCGGCAATCCCGCCGCCGGCCGCGATGGCGCGCCGCGCGAGCCCGCGCGGTTGTCCGACGCCGACTACGCCAAGATGACGTTCGCAGAGAAGACCCAGTACGCCCAGCAGTTTGATCAGTCGCGCTTCAACGGCCGCGGCCCCTAACGGAGTGACTTAGATGCCGGTCAGTAACCTCATCACGGTCTCCGAATACGCCAAGAGCCTGGATAATACCGACGTCAGGCGTCCTCCGATCGAGATGTTCGCGGCGTCGACCGATGTTTTCGACGCGATGCCGTTCGAGGGCCTCAAGGGCTCGGTCTTCCAGTTCTATCGCCAGGCCGTGCTGATGTCGCCCGCGTTCCGCGCCATCAACGAGGCCTCGTCCAGCGGCCACAACTTCATCACGCCGCTGCAAGAGTCGACCGCCATCATCGACCACGACATCGATGTCGACCGCGCCATCGTCGATCGCCATGGCCCGGAACGCCGCACCTACGAGCAGCAGATGGGCATGACCGCGTTCGGCCAGCTGTGGGCGACGACGGTGATTTACGGCTCGCAATCGCTCAACTCGCGGGTGTTCAACGGCATGCAGGCGCGCGCCACCAAGTACAGCCGCACCATCGCCAACTCGGCTGTCTCGGGCGGCGCCGCGCTTTCGCTCGGCCAGCTCGACCAGGCCATCAACCTGGTCAACAAGCCCACCCATATCATCGCGCCATATCTTTCCCGCCCGCTGTGGATCCAGCTCGCGCGCACTCAGTCGCTGTCTGGCTTCGTGATGCAGGAGTTCGATATCAGCGGCAGCAAGGGTGTCGGCGGCCTCAAGGCCAGTTACGCGGGACTGCCTTTCCTGTGGGGCTATCCGAAGGACGACCACCCCTACATGCTGGATTTCAACGAGGTCGCGTCTGGTGGCGGCGCTGCCGTGACGGCGTCGCTCTACGTCGTCTCGTTCGGCGAGGGTCGCCTGCGCGGCCTGCAGCTGCGCCCGCTCGAGGTCCACGACATCGGCCTCCTGCAGGACGGCAAGACCTTCCGCACCCACATCAACTGGGACGTCGGCATGGTCGACGAGCACAAGTACTGCATGGCGCGGCTCTCGTCCTGGACAAATGCTCCAATAGTCGCCTGAAGAGAGAAGCGGTCGCTGAACAGGAGATCATACGATGGCTGGCTTGCAAGACCGCACCTATCATCGCGACGCCAACCTTCGGGTGGCGGACGGTGCCGCGGCAATCGCCGCCTCAGGCTACGCGCAAAATGGCGGCGCCAATGGCATCGTCGACCTCGGCGGCAACCAGGGCACCACCCCGAAGCAACAGGATCGCTTCGACGGCGTCATGGTGGTCGACGTCAGCGCGATCAACACTGGCGCCGGGTTCAGCTATGGACTTGCGGTCGTCGGCTCTAACGATCCAGCCCTCGCCAGCGGCAACGTGGTGCTTTCTCGCGCCGATCTCGGTGCCGGCGCCTCGCTGGCAATCCCGAACGGCGGCACTACACCCGCTGCTCCGGGCACCGCCGAGATTTTCTTCACCAACCAGCAGTTCGGCCTCATCTACGAGTTCATCGCCCTTTACGTCGTGGTAGGCGGCGCCGGATCGATCACACTGCAGGCCTATGTCTGCACGCTGCCGAGGCCTTGATGCCCGTTTACACCGAAGCAGATATCAAGCGGAACGGAATGGTCGACTACTGGGATCTCGGCCCGGAGCGGCCGACCTCGCCCGACCTTCCGGTTGAGCCGAAGAAGACCGGCCGCGCCGTTGATGACGCCGTAGCGGCGCAAGGGTACGAGGACGCCCTTGCGGACTACAAAAACGCGCTGCGCCGTTACGCTGCGGAGAAACGGGAATACGACAATCACCGCCTGAACGTCGGCGGCGCCATGAGAGGTGAGACCTGGCCAATCCTCGGCGAGGGAATGGTGACCGATTTCCCCGGGCGCTACGTCAAGGAGCTGCCGGGCGGCGCCAAGATCGGCAAGGCGCACATCGAGGCCGAGCAACGCAGGGCCGAGGAGGCCAAGGAGCGCCAGCGCATCAAAGAGCGCGACCCGCATATGGGTACGCAACAGGCGGTGCCATAGTTTTGCAGCCACGTTTCATGTGAGAGGCCCGACATGCCCACGACCGTCTTTGCGCCGCCACAGCCGGCCTCGGGCCTGGCCCGCGCCGTCACCGCGCCGAGCGGCGCTATCTACACCCTCAATGGCGAAGGCGTGTGCATTTCGGCCGATGTCGACACGCCGTGGTTTCTGATGCAAGGCTTCGTGGCGCAGCCGGCTGCGGCGCTTTATGCGCCGTTCGAAAACTGTCGGGCAATGCCCCGTCAGATCACCAATCCCAACACCGGCAACAGCTTTCTCTTCAACAGCGCGGGCTTTGCCACAGGCATCACCGGAGCCGATCTGACCTGGTTTCTCAATCAGGGCTTTGTGCAAGTCCCGGCCGGCACTATCGTGGTCAAGCCGCCGATGGACCAAAGGCTGAATGGCGTCATTACCAATCCAGCCACCGGCAACTCCTACACCATCAACAGTCGGGGCTTCGTCGTCACTCAAGCCGCCGACCTGCCCTGGTTCTACTCGCAGGGCTTCTCGCCCGTCGCCGCCGGAACGCTGCTCGCCGCCGATGAGGAGACGCCAAAGGCGAAGAGGAAGTGAGGGGAGCAGCAAACATGAAGCGTCCTGGCCTACTCGGTGGGCTCCTCGCGCTGATTGCAGCGGTGCTGCCGCTCGATACCGCTCGCGCGGCGCAGGCCGTGATGTGCGCGCCGGCGAGCTCGGTCGGCACGCAGTCCCGCCAGGTCACCAATCCGACCACCGGCGCCAGCTACTCGCTCAACGGCTTCGGCTGCGCGGTGATCGGCGTCGCCGACATCGGCTACTTCATCTCCCAGGGCTTCAGCCAGGGGCCGGCGGGCGGCTCGATCGTCTACAATACCGGCGCGCAGGCCGGCGCCGTCAACCTGCAGGTCGGCACCATTCCGGCCGGCACCTACATCCAGCACGTCATCATCCAGAACACGACCGCCAACGCGACGACCGGCACCGTCGTCGGCTCGACCTCGGGCGGCGCCGATATCGTGGCTGCGGTGGCGATCCCGGGTACTGCCGTCCCGCAGGACACCACGCTGCTCGCGCACACCTTCGCGGCGCAGACGGCGGTCTTCATCGGGGCGACGACCTGGAACAACGCCAACCTCAACGTCACGGTCGTCTGGGGCTACTTCTAGCGGCACGTTTCCCAGGAAACGTGGATTTCCTCCCTGGACCTTGCCGCGGCCGTCGCCGCGGCATTTTTTTAGCCAATGGCGGCGGTGCTTTGCTGGCGTTTTTGCGGCGGCGCATACGCTGGGAATGTTCGAATG